CATATTATATTACCACCAATCTTGAACCATCACTAACTGTTATTGTAACACCATCCGCAATAGTTATTGGTCCCGTAGTCATTGCGTTTCTATTAGCAGGGATTGTATAACTTGCGTCTGCTATCTGGTCGTTTTCGTAGAACATTTCATTTCCGACACCACCAGTTGCTCCACCACCTACTGAACCCCATGCGCTACCATTGTAGCCCTCAAATGCAGTCAGCGTAGAGTTAAAACGAAATGCACCTGTAGTTGGTGAGCCATCTCGCTGGGCTGTATTACCTGTGGGCAGCAGGGCTGAACCTGTGGCACTTGTCTTTGCAACAATGCCCACCAGACCATCAACTAGGTTAAGCTCTGCTGCTGTTGATGTAACACCATCAAGAATATTAAGCTCTGCTGTAGTAGAAGTAACACCATCCAACAAATTTAGTTCTGCGGCTGTACTAGTAACTCCGTCTAAGATATTAAGTTCTGCAGCCGTACTGGTAACTCCGTCTAAGATATTAAGTTCTGCAGCCGTACTGGTTACACCATCAAGTATATTTAACTCAGCAGTAGTACTAGTAACACCATCAAGTATGTTTAACTCTGTAGCTGTTGAAGTTACTACTACATTCTCATTAATTTTAGGGGACGTTAAAGTCTTATTTGTTAGTGTATCTGTAGATACTCGTGACAATAAAGTTGAGCTAGAACCTTCTGGTAATAACATGGTATTTGTAGCACTAGCGGAGTGCGGTTGTGCTTGGACTGTTTGACCGTGGCTGTTGCTTTCACAGTTAAATACAATAGCGGCTGAGTTAGTATTGCCTCTCACAACTACTGTACCAGTACCATGAGGTGCTAGGTCTATTGTAGCATTAGAAACCGTAACAATGTCCTTGCCATTCATGTCTAGGTTTCCACCTAGCTGTGGGCTAGTATCTTCTACAACGTTAGCTATATCGTTGCTTGAACCAGAGCCTGCAAGAATAGTACTTCTAGTAATCTTTTTAAGTCCACCACCAGAAGTATCAAGGGCTAAGAATACATCATCATTAGCTGCAGTGCTTATCTCAGTTAGATCACCTATTGTACTGTTGCTTACGTCAAGAATGTTTAGTTCTGCTGCAGTACTTGTAACACCGTCGAGAATATTTAGCTCTGCTGTAGTAGAGGTTACACCGTCGAGAATGTTTAACTCTGCTGTAGTACTTGTAACCCCGTCGAGAATGTTTAGTTCTGCTGCAGTACTTGTAACCCCGTCGAGAATGTTTAGTTCTGCTGCAGTACTTGTAACCGCGGCGAGAATATTTAGCTCTGCTGCGGTAGAAGTTACACCATCAAGTATGTTTAACTCGGCAGTTGTTGCGGTGACACCATCAAGTATGTTTAACTCTGCGGCGGTGCTGGTAACTGCGGTTCCATTAAGCGATAGTGCATCAGTTTCTAAAGTTCCATCGACGTCTACGTTACCTGATATGTCTAAACTTGCAGCGATAATTTCACCACTAGCGTTTATCGCACCGTTGATGTCGATTGTAGTGGCAGCGATTTGAATCTCTGTATCGGCAATAATGTCAAGTTGACCATCAGCACTTGAGCCAATCGAAAGCGCAGCGTCTCTAAACTGTATTTTCATAGCAGCGTTTAACAGCAGCCCTGCGTCGTGTACGTGTGTAAGAGTTACGTCTTTGTTTGCGCCAAACCCCAAGACCGCTGCGTCGGACTGCAGAGTGAGATCATTATCCACAAACAAATCAGGTACAGATAAGTCTTGCATAAGGTCAAAGACCGCTCCTGCGTTCCCGACCCCGTTAGTGGCGATGACCTTAACTTGTCCCGCAAGCACTGCTACGTTGGCTCCAGAACCTTGAGAGAACGTCAGTGTGTGGGATGTTGTGTTCTCAATCATCCAGACTTTAGATAAGGTGTTAGGCGCAAGTGTAACCGTACAAGCCTGTCCGCCCCCAGTACACTTTAAGTACAACGATCTAAACTCGTCTGCCGCACCGTCTACCATCGTTAGTGTATGTGTACTAGCGTTAGGTATAGCTTCTCCGGTACTGCTGTAACTAAGCGCGTTGGCAATAAGCTCTAGGTTTGTGTTAGTAGCGGTGCCCCAAGTACCCGCGCGTTCGCCGGTTCCAATCTCTTCAAGCCTCAGATCATTTTCAAATGTACTCATTGTAGTTCACCTTTATCCGATGCGAATTATAGCAGTTGTGGCCCCTGACAGGGGGAAAACAATTTTAAATGGTTGATTTACAGTTACCTTGTCCGCGCCAAAATCAAGCACTGCTACCGCAGGGTTCGTGCCGCCAGCGCTGTATATCAACGCTCCACGGGCAGTTATAGAAGAATTTGTCCAAGTTGTGTCACTGAAGTCTATGTACGCAACAGTTCCACCTGTAGCCGTGTCACTTGTTGGTCTTGTAGCTACGGTTAACGTGTTACCTCCAGCCGTATACCCAGTGCCCGACGCTTCGTTGGAAGTGCTGTACACAGTCGTGGTTGCGTCTAACGTAGCATCAGAGGTGTACAGAGCCGCTTTGAACGTCTGATTGGTGTTAGAGCTAAAGTCCATTTCTCCATCTAGTAGAGCGACTTTGAAAGACGTGCATGTGTAGTTCCCAGTAAAGGCCATCTATTATACTCCACCTTGAGCTATTGGCGCACTAGGTACGGGTATACGTGCCTGCCCTGAACGATACGCGTCTCTACGCAGCTTACCGTTACCGAAATCTATCAACAACGTAATAGCCTGCAAAAACAACTTCTCGTAGTTTGCAATAACATCAGGTTCGCCTTTTTGGAACCGTATAGCTTCTAACAACGCTCCGTTAAGCAACGCCGCACTGGCGTTATCGCCCAACCAAGACGTACTGCCAGTGACAATAGAGGTAGGGTATGCCCCGTATATATGCTCAATTTCGTAGTTTGCATTGGGTGTAGGCACTAACTGAATCTGTGTTTCGCTGTACTGAGCGTAAAACTTAGGTACACCGTGGTGAGCGCTAGTATTGATAGGGTACGCCTCATGTAAAAAGTTAACGTCTTTGTTTAACAAAAATGTATGTGTGCTACTGTTTACGATAGCTATACTGTATGTGTACAAATAATCGGTGGGTAATGTGTAGAGTTTGTTTGTACCCGACAAAGGCCCGTCATCTAATTTACGTAACGCTGGAATGTCCACCGTCTGCAGGATTTTCTCTTCCGCCTGCTGCGTAAACATAGCAAGTTGGTCAGCGGTGAAAGATGTTTCACAGATGTCCTCGATATTAGTTTTGAGCGTAGCGTAATTCATGGTTTACCCCATCGGTCCTCTTGCAAACAAGCCTTTAGTCGCAGCGCCTGTGCCACGTACTGTAACCTTCCCACCTTTGGCAAAACCTTTTTTCTTCATACCCCCAGCCTTAAACACGCCACGACCCTTTAGTACGTCGGCCTGTGTTACCTTACCATCTCCAGTTAGGTCAGTCAGTTTCTTAGCCATGATATATCTCCTACGTGGTCGTTACAGTTACATCGCCTACTGAGGCGGTTAATTCCAATTTGTTAACGGTTAGCCCGTAAATGTTGTTCCCGCCACCCACTGGGTTCCACCCCCACTGAAAGTTTCTGCTGCTGTCGTACCCAGCAAAGTCGGGACGTGGGTCGCGTACCGCCTGCGGGTCGTTAACTGGAAATTTCCCTAGTTTGTTCTGGGGATGATCTCCACTCCAGCACTCACGACATGCCTTTATGTTAGTATCTCTACCGTTTGTTACGATATTACGCAACTCTTTTAGCTTAAAACGAAATCCACAGACGTCGCATTCAGCTATTGTTCTTTTAGCGGCTGCGAACGCGTTTGCCATGGTTATATCCTCGCTATCCGAGGAACGAAGGTAACAGACGCTTTTTCACGGTCTTCGCCTGCCGCCATTTCAAACTGTTCGTCGTAGACTGCTTTTAACATTGGTATGCGCGATACTAACTCAGGAATCTTCATAGCAATGTGATACGCTAGGCCAGCGACAAGACAAGGGTAGAACCGAAAGTTCATATCGGGGGTTTCTACACCTGCACCTGCATCCTTAATGCGGCGCATACGGTAATACTTGAATACGTAATCATCGCGGTCTGGTACAGGCCACAAGTTAATAGTCGGCGCTGCAGCTAACCGTTCTACCCAAACTTGTATCGGACGTCCTTGTGTTAACTTACTAGGTATAGACGCGTACGTGGATACACTAACTCTGCTTATGGTAAGGTCCGACTGTGTTGAAACGTTGCCGTTGTTAGTGCGAATTACGTGTTCGAGTAAATCTATAGTGTCTGCTGGTAAGGGGTACTCTGACGTGCCTTTAACGAGGCTTACAGAGCCTTCGTCAATTGTCCACATGTTTATGCCACGATTCTGCCATTCGATTGTCATTAGGTTCATAGACCGTCTAGCAGTACGTAGGTCGTACCCTGAACGCATTTCACGACCCGCACGTTCCCATGCTTCCTCGGCAACCTCCGTGAACTCCATGTCAAACGCTGCTGTGGTTGATGCAGTCATGCTTTGACTCCTTTACGTATACAACGTCTCTTTACGCCGGTTTTCCATTACTGCTCCACAACCTCGTGCTATGTCGCGTTTTCGTCTAGCTAGACCACCACCGTTGAGCTTTACTACCGCTGGCTTAGTATTCTTTACCACAGTTTTACCCGCAGCGCCGGCACGTTTCTTCTTCTTAGCAGTGGCGGCACGTTGACCTTGGCTTAGACTGTTAGCTTTACTGCGCGGCAAGCAACGATCAGGGTTCTTCTTATCTTTAGAAGTCCCACACGCGCCTTTTATCTTACCGTCAGTACCAACCCTAACCCAGTCTTGGTCCCGCCACTTCTTCAGATCACCCATTACTTCTTCTTTCTAGGAGCGCGGACCATCTTTTTTAGCGTACTAGCTTGCGCCGCATGTAGTTTAGAGGCTTTCTTCAAGCCTTTTACAACCTTTTTAACTTTCTTCCTGTTGCCGGTAGTCAACGTCATTTTTTCTTCCCCTTGCTACCTTTAGCATAGTTTGGGTCTTTGCAATATTTAGACGCAGCCATATTGGCATAAGCGCTAGGGTACGTATCAAAAGTACGTTTGGCCCAAGATTTACCTTTTGCGCATATCTTACCGCCAGACTTATAATACGTACGCATAGCTACCTCATCTTTGCTGGACGTACACCGCGCTGGGCAATACCTGCACCGCGTACTTTGGACTTGCCGCCCATTTTACCGCCTTTAGCTTTACCTTTTTTGGCTACGCCGCCAGCTTTAAAGCCTTTCTTAGCCATGCCGCCTTTTTTCATCATTGGCATAGCAGGGCGCGACTCTGGTCGCTTTGAAGCCAAAGGAGCCGTAGGACGCTTTTTTGGACGCATGGGCTTCTTTTTGCCCATAACAGCTTCTTTTGCACGCATTTCAGACATGCGATCACCTGCAGCTACAGCACGCTTCGGATCGTCTATCTGTTCTTGAGTTATACCCCCAGCCTGCATCTTCTTGACGCCGCCGCCAGCTTTCATCTTCTTCTTCATGCCACCCATGGCGTAGCCTTTTTTCATGCCACCCATGGCGTAGCCTTTTTTCTTCATCTTCATTGGTCCGTCTCCTTATAGAGATTGTTAAATACGCGTTCTGTGTCCCAGACATACCCTACGTCTTCTTTAGAGTTGTAGGTATGTTGGTTTGGTTTAAAATCTGGAGCGCCTTGCCCTGTCTCAAACCACGCAGGGTGCGTTACACGAACCCGATTATTTGGTAATGCTACTATGTTACCTGTATACTCTCCAGCGTCTAATAATTCAAGTACGTGACTTTGCTTGTGCTGCGCTGGGTCGTCTGCCACCTCGTTATCCGTGTAATCCACGGTGAACAGATACTTGGCAGGGTAAAACTCGCCGTCTACTTTAGCTATCCATGGAGCAGGTGAAGCTCGTTCTAACTTATACACGGAGTGGTGGTGGGACATGCAGTCCCAAGGTTGTGCTAAGTAGGAGGGTAGCTCCGCGGGCCATTCCTCGTACGGTGTGTCTGCTACAAGGGCTGTAAGAGGCATTCTAGCCCACATAGCCCCACCATGGACGTTCTCGTCGTCTGTATCGTCGGTCTCACAACCTGTAAATATTACTTGAAAACTAAGTGTCCTGTTAGGCATTGTAGTGACGCCAATGACCATAGCGTGTAGGAACTCGCCATGGTAGTCTTCAAGGTTTTTGGTGTACTCTCTACGTACCCACGCTTTAAAATACGGTATACTACTTGTTAGATACGGCATTAAGTTTCTTCTCCAATTTTTTCGCAGCAGCTATCTTGCGTTCTTGAGATACCGCAGATGCTGGGTTCTTTTTAGACGGAGGGCTTTGTATCTGTTTACTAAAGTTTGAACGGCCCATCGTCATTTAACAATTCCACTTCCGTAAACTCTTATTTATGCGGCTATCTGGATCGTTAGCCG